CCAATGGCGGGTCGTTTGACGACTTTGTTGGCTGGAGAGAAACGCAACTTGTGTGCCGCCGCGCTGACGGGCAGACCTACGCAGAAGTCAGGCCCACTTATCAGAGGAAGGAATGGAAGAATGGATAAGCCCGAGAACCCGCCCGCGTTTCCGAGCAAGGCTGAATTTTCCGTCGCGCCGTTTGATGACGGCAGTGGCGAACACACCACGGTTGCCTACAACCTGATGTTCGGTCCGGAATGGCGCTACCACATCCACATCGGCGGTAACTATAACGTCACTGTGCCGGTCGAATACGCAGACGAACTCATTGCGGCGATCCGGTTCTGTGCCGACGCCCTTCTCGCCGCCCGAGGTGAAGCATGAGCGGGGGCGAAGGGGTGGTGGGCTGGACGCCCGCCCTCAAGGAGCCGCGCCATGCGTGACTACGTGCCCTCGGACGACGAGAAGCGGGTGATCGCTTGGCTGCACGTTCCCTCGTGGGGCGAGCTTTCGCTGCTCTGGCGGCTTCGGTTTGCCTTCTTGGCGCTGTTCAAGCCGCACGCGCTAGTCAACATATGCGCCCTGACACTAGCGGGAAGCATCGTGCGCGGCGAGCACATTAAGGTGCTGGAAAGGAAGGGAACCCACCATGCAGGCCACTGACATCGCGCAGTCACGCCACTGCCCATCGTGCGGCAACAACCTCGACGGCGATCTGATCTGGGACACGTTCTTTGAAAAACATAAGGACGAAGCCGAGGCTGACCGCATTGCCGCGATGTACGGCGCGACCAGAACCGAGGGGCGCTGGGGCCGACAGATTGCGCTCTACAGCCTTGAGAAGGACTGCGCTGTCGCCTTCAAGTGCCCCGACTGCGACCAGGAGTGGAGGCGATCGTGATCCCCGACCGCTACCTCGCCAAGTGGGCCGAGAGGCAAGCCGACTACATGGCCGAGTGCCACCGCCGCGCATGGATGCGTGAGCATATGCCAGAACTGATTGATGAGGAGAACGACTGGTGAGTGAGGAACTAGTGAAGCAGGCGGTCTCCTACGCCATCGCTGAGACAAGGAAGATCGTAGCCGAGGAATACGAGGCGGCGATGGAGCAGATGGCCGAAGAAATGACCCGCAAAGCCGCCGACACCATCGAAGCCCAAGCGGCTGAGATCAAGCGGCTGCGGGAGGCGTTAAAGCCGTTTGCCAAATCTGGCGACCTGCTTGTGGTGGCAGAGGACAAAGGCGACTTCTGGGCTTATCGCCCCGCTGGCGGTGATGAATACGGCATAACGGGCCGACATCTGCTTGCAGCCCGCGCCGCACTGGGAGAGCCGACTGGTGAGTGAGGAACGCACACCCCTCGAACTGGCGATGCTGGCGGCTTGGCTGAATGTCAGGCCCGACCAGATACCTGCCGAGAACAGGGCACAGGCGTGCCCGCACACGATGGCTGCGTGGAAGCGCGTCGGAGAGGCCGCGCTCGAATACCACCGCGCCACATTAGGAGAGACGAAATGACCGACAAGCAAACACCGCCCGAATGGGTGCTGATCGAAGCTGCGAACCGGAGTGGTTGGGCGTATGCGAGCGTTGATGGCCTGCGCGATACCTACCTTGAAGGGGGCATTTACCAAGCACTCTGCGACATGATCGAACGCTACGAGGAGCCGCCCGTGGATCGCAAGCTGCTGTGTGCGCGTGAGGCTTGGCACAACTGGCTGAATAGCGATCACGACGATGAGGAGTGGATCGGCTTCCGCGCCATCGAACTTTACGAAGAGGGGTTTGGGAAATGACAACACCGAAGGTCAACTGGTCGGAGAGCGACCAATTCTACTGGGTGAAAAACGCTGACGGCGAGGTGCTGACGTTCGATAGCGTCCTCGACGCCAAGGACGCTGCCCGCCAGATCGAGATCGACATCGCCGTGAAGGCTGAAGTGAACGCCATCACCACGTGGCTCAGGAAGCACGGGATGAGGCAGGTTTCTACGTTCGTTGAAGAAGGAAGATACAAATGAAGAAGATTGTTATCGCCGCCGCTCTGGCCCTGACTGCCACCTCTGCCGCAGCGCAGTACCAGATGACCCACTACCTCGTCGCGCAGTGGTTCGAGAACGGCAACCAAATGTGCCGCTATGACAATGGCACCGTGCTGAACATGGGCTACCGCCTTTGCCCGCTGAGCATCAAGGGCTGATAATGTTTGATCCCGATTACGAGGAATCACTTAGCAACAGGTACGCCCCGGAGGGGTGGGGGGCGGACCTCGGAACGCCGAGCCACTACCGCCCGCAAGCGGGCGGGGAATATCTTACTGCGCATATGGTCCCGAAACTCTGGGACGAAATTCGCGCGATACAAGACCGCAAGAACAGGAGAGTGAAGACATGGCTGGTGAAATAGCCCACGCGTCTTTCGGCGCGTCGAACTCGAAACGGCGCATGGCTTGCCCCGGCAGTCTCAAAGCCGAGGAGCGGTTCCCCGACGAGAGCAGCCCCTTCGCCGAACTCGGCACGGCCGCGCACGAACTGGGCGAGCACTGTCTTCGTGAGGGAATAGAAGACGTAGCCCTGTGCATCGGCGGCTCATTCAACGATCACGTTGTCGATGACAATATGGCCGCCGCGGTGCAGACTTACGTCAACTACGTCCGCGCAGTCGAGGCCGAGGAGGCGCCGGCGCTAGTGCGCCTTGAGCAACGCTTCAGTCTTGAAGCTCTCGACCCGCCGATGCCGATGTTCGGCACGAGCGACTGCACGATCTATGGCAAGGAGACGGGCAACCTCTGGATCATCGACTACAAGCACGGCCAAGGCGTTGCCGTCGATGTCGAGGACAACGCTCAGTTAAAATACTACGCGCTGGGCGCCGTGCTGAAGATCGGGGCCAAAGCGCCTATCAATCAAGTTCACACCGCCATCGTGCAACCCCGCGCCCAGCACCGTGACGGTTCGATCCGCGTCTACTCCTACACGAAGGACGAAATACTCGACTTCGGGACGGACTTGATCGACGCCGCGCACGCTGCGCTGAAGCCCGACGCCCCGCTTATTCCCGGCGACCACTGCCAGTTCTGCAAGGCGTCCGGCACGTGTTCGGCTCTGCGCCGGGGCGCGCTGGCTGTGGCGCAGGATGAGTTCGGCGCGGTGCGCGTAGCCGATGACATCACGCCGGAGGAAGTCGCGGCCTACATGGATAAGATTCCGCTCATCGAAGAGTGGATCAAATCCATCCGCCGCCACGCCAACGCGCTGCTTGAAGCGGGCGAGACTGTGCCCGGCTTCAAACTGGTGGAGCGCCGCCCGACGCGGCGCTGGAAGAACGAAGAGGAGTTGCTCGAATGGGCGGCTTCCGAGAATCTGGAGGACGAGGAGATTTTCGAGAAGAAGATCAAGTCGCCCGCTCAGATCGAGAAGATCGTGGGCAAGAAGAATGTCCCCGCTCATCTCGTCATGTCAGTGTCGTCCGGCCTTTCGATGGTCCGCGACACCGATGCCCGACCGTCGGCCGCCCTTCTGGCTGCTGACGAATTTACCGTGAACGAGTGAACAAGGAACTACGTATGAGCAAAGTTATTACCCCCGAAGCCGTCATCAGCTACCCCCACATCTTTGAACCGCAGACGCCTCCGGGCGCCAGTGAGCCGGTCTATAGCTGCGCCCTCGTCTTCAAGGACGACGTGGACATTACCGACATGAAGGCCGCCGTGATGGCTGTCGCCAAGGAGAAGTGGGGCGACAAGACGCGCGACATGATTAAGGCCGGCAAAATCCGGATGCCGTTCCGCGAAGATGCCGTGGACAAGGGCTACCCGGAGGGTTCGGTCTTCGTCAATGTTAAGTCGAAGCAGGCGCCCGGCGTCGTGTCGATCTACGCTGGGCCGGACGGCAAGCCGGCCATCATCACTGATCCTAAAGAGATTTATCCGGGCGCTGTGGTGAAGGCGTCGCTGCGGGCCTACGCCTACAGCGTCAACGGCAACAACGGCGTGGCGTTCAGCCTCGGCAATCTTCAGAAGATCAAGGACGGTCCCCGTATGGACGGGCGTCTGTCTGCGGCGGACGAGTTCACTGCGGAGGCCAAGCCGACCGCAGACATCTCGGACCTCGACGATCTGCTGTAAGTAATAGGGGCCGGGGGCGGGTTGGGCCGCCCTCGGTTTCCTTAATCCAAAGCCTCGGAGATCATCTGAGCTTTCCGCCCAAGTGTCCGTGCGACGATTTCGTCAACCGAATTAGCTAGGGCAAACGACCGCACGATCACTGGCTTGGACTGGCCGATGCGGTGGCATCGCTTCGAAGCCTGAGCGTTCACCGCCGGCACCCAGTCCATCTCCGCAAAGACAACTTGGTTCGCAGCCGTCAGCGTGATCGCTGTCGAGCAAGCCGTGATCTGGCCGATGAAGACGCGGCACTCGGCGTCGTTCTGGAACCTGTCGATCTCGGACTGGCGTTCCTGATTCCCAAGGCCGCCCACAATGTAGGCCGGATTGAACTCGGCCAGCCCTTCTCGCAGAGCTTCGAGCGCCGCACGGTGGTAGGCGAACACCACGACTTTCTCGTAGGCGTTGTCCTTCAACTCCGCCGCTAACTGCGCCGCTATAGGCTTCGCCTTGGCCAGCGCGGTGAGCCGGCGCATCGAGGCCATGTGCG